ACCACTTGCAGCTTCGTTTCTTGACTCAAGAGTGTACTCAGCAACCATAAATCTCTGATCTGCGTCAGCAGTCTGAGCTGGAGTTTGTAGAGCAAAATCTCTTAAGAAAGCAACAGCGAAGTAGTCCATCTCTAATACTAACGCATCTTGACCTTTTTTAGCAGCAGTCGCATTAGCACCTCTAATGAATCTGTTTGGAGCAACTTGTAATGTTCCAAAGTCTGACTCATATACGTCAATAGAAGTAACTAATCTTCTGTCTTCTGCTTGGTCAAATCTAGTTGAACCACCAGTAAAGCCAGATAGCTTCTGCTTGTTGAAAGCACCAACCATAATCATGTTAGGGTTTCCACCAGCATCGAAGCATGATCTCAATACAGATTTCAACTGATCTTCAGTGAAAGCTCTTTGAGTACCATCAGTTCTTGCAGCACCGCCACCAGAACCAGATCCACCAGCACCTGCACTTACGTTAGATGAAATCCAAGTTTGAACTCCACCAGATTTTCTTGCAGTTGTAGCATTACCAGCCGCAGCAGCTACGTTTGATAAAAGAGCTACTTCCATATCTCTTTTTAATTCTTTCGCAGATTTTGCTACTTGGTAAGCTAACTCATTGTTTCTACCAGCAGCAGTTACAGCATCATTTGTACCTGATACTTGGATCGCTTTTGTAGAAATCTGAGTGTGGTTTGTTAGTTTAGTTGTTGCACTCAATGTTGGGTACGAAATACTTGCACCCTCAACAGCATGATTAGCAGCAACGTCAGCTAATGAATCTGTTTGCCATTGGTGTGATGTGTTTGTTGCTTGTGTCTTAGCAACACCAGACATAAAAGGAGTTTCTGTTGGAGCTATTGAATAAATAATATCTGCCAAATCTTCTCTTATGCCGACTGTTTGGTATGTTTGAAATACAGCCATTGTTTATCTCCTTGTTAGGTTATTGTTTATAAATAACGAAGTAGAAGGTCTGTTGCATCTTTTGGACTTCCAGACTTCTTCAACGTCTTGATTTGATTCAACCTAGACTTAGAGTTTAATTCTTCTTTTGTACTTTTAGTGCCTGACTTAACAAACTTAGTTGGTTTAACTTTTTTAGAAACTAAACCAGGTTTAACTGACTTAGATTTATTATAGTTCATACCATCCATAATCACATCGAAATATCTTGAGTCATAAATTCTAGCGACATCTTCATTTGAAAATCCCTTAGAACTTAAGTAGTTCATAATATTCGATTTCACTGTAGTACCCTTGATAGGATCAGCAATCTCAGGATGACGTAAGTGAAGTTTTTTTTGTTCTTCTCTTAGTATTTCCTGAAACTGAGCTTGTTGATGATCTCTCAGTTTTTGCTGTGCTTGTTGTATCGTATTTTTTCGTTTCTGAATTCTACGATCAACCTTAGCAGCTTCAGTTGGATCTTCCTCCCAAAGAGCATCTAACTCTTTAGAATTCATATCATTGTTAATTTCAGCATTCAAAGTAGCGACTAAAGAATTTAAATCTTCCATCTTAGTTGAATACTGTTTATTCAGACGATCCTCCTCAGCTTTTAGCTCTCTTTTCTCAATCGCTAGTTCTTCGGTCTTTCGTCTATAGTCGGCATCTTTTTGATAACCTGCTTTTAATTCTTCAAGGTCAACATCAATCTTTTCACCATTTACAGTTACTTGGTGTAGATCGGTTGTTTGTTCTTCAATCGCATTCTCATCTTCGGATGCTTCTTCTTCTACTGCAACTTCTTGAGTTTCCTCTTGTTGAGTTTCAGTTGGTTGTTCAACCTCAGTTTCTGTTTCAGCTTTCGCTTCTACTTCTTCTTTTGGTTCAACTGGTGCAGCTTCTTTTTGTGGTTTTTTGATAACACCTTTGGTGTCCATTAAACCTTCAATAGACTTTGCAGCACCTTGTACTGAATCATTGTTCAGTAATGGGTTTGTGTTAGACATTTAAGTCCTCCTATGGTTAAGCTGTCATTAGACTTGGCTTATTTTAACTATATAGTTAAAATTTTGTGTTTTGTTGTTGTTTTCTAAAATCTTCTAACTGTTTTTGAGCAAGTTTACCTGTTTCAATTACAGTTTGAAGATGTTGTTCTACTTTTCCAACAACATTGTAAGCAATCCAAAGTTTTTCTCTGGTATCACTCTCTTTAGCACCTGTTTTTTCTAACAGTGCCTCAGAATAAAGTTTTTTTAGAGATTCTATTGCCTCTACAAAAATTTTATTCTCTAGTACCTGCTTGGCTTGGTGGGATCGGCTGACTTCCAGCGACCTCTCCGCCTGATCTTTGGTTTCCATTTAATCCTTGTACTTGTTGGCTGAACATATTAGTTGATTTTGTGGCTTGTTCAAGAATTTTGTTTTCTCCAGCCATCATCATCTTGTCTAAATCTGCATCAGCTTTAATTTTTGCAGTATCTAACTGAGTATTATATTTTAATGCCATCTCTTTTATCTTCGCTTCAAAGTCTAAAGCCATTTGTTGAGTTTTTTGTTGCAGTTCTTGAGCTTGTAATTCTAAATCTGCAATTTTTCTCTTATTCTCAGCATCAATTCTTGTAAATTCTATCTTCTCAATCGGTGTTAGAGGTGGTGGAGCAGGTGGAGGCATCATCTGTTTACCTACATCAGGGTTTACAAAGTAACTTTCGATGTTTTTTAGACCTGCGTTCTCAATAATTTTAGATAAAGTGTTATACATATTCTTCAAAGTTACCATTGGCATCTCTTTTCCGCCTTGTAATTGGAATGCTTGAAGCTGTCTTTCTAAAATTGAGTTTAAAACTATTAATTGTTGCTCTTTTGAACCTGTACCTAAGCCAACAACGATTGAAATATTAAATCTATCTTTCCATTCAGTAGGTTTTACAGGAACATACTGATTGTTTATCATTACAATTCTTTCTTTGTCCTGATATTTTACCATCAGTTCAAATATTTTTTTAAATAAATCTTTAACACCAGTTTCGGCAAAGATTCTTGCAATCAATTCTGATCGCATTTGAGTTTGCGTCATTAACGCATTTACACCTGTTGCGGTTTTAGCATTGAGAGTGTCTGGATCTAAACCTTGACTTTGTTTAGTAACTCCAGTTCTCACCTCCCTAACACTATCAAGATATGTTAGTAAAGGAAAGGCTTGTTGTGAAATTGGTTGAGCTTGTAATGGCTGCATCACTTGGTTCGGTGGTTGCTTAGTTCTAACTACACCACCAGGTCTAGTTGTTAATAAGTCATCCATATTAACCATACCATCCATGATCGCCACTCTGTTATTATTTGTTAGATACATATTATCCAACACTTGACGCATTACAGTTGATTTCATTAATTGTATGTCTTCAACTAATTCTGAAATTGATCTACCATAAAATCTATGTGGCATAGGAATTGGTGTTACAGTTACAAATGGAATATCATCACAAGGCATATTTTCTAAAATCATAGAACCACTATCTCCTGCTGATACAATTCTTCTAAGTTCCGCAATACCATCTTCATCGTAATCGTATTTTACATAAGACTCATAGATTAAAACTTTTTCTGTAGATTTATCTGTTGCACTATCTACAGGAAACTCATCAATATTTCTTTGTCTTGTAATTTCTTCTGTGTTGTAAATATCTTCTTCTGATGTAGGTAGGTTATTAACTTCTTCTTCATCATAACCCATTGCTACTAAGTCTGATCTTGACATTAAAACTTTATGAGAAACAAAGTCTGCGTCTTCGATTGATTTTGCGTTTCGGTCTATCAAGAATTCTTCAGGTGGCACAGATTCAATTTTGATTTTGCCATTCATTGAAGTTCTTTTAATTTTACAATTATATAAATTAAAATCTGGTTTCTCTACTTGCGAAACATCTACTCCTTGAGCTTCGTATTGTTCTAATAATTTTTCATAAGCATCTTTAGCTTTTTCATCTTCATAAACTTCTTCTTCTAAAACTTCTATTTCATTGTAGGTATCTTCTAAGGCATCCTTTTCAGCTTTGGTTAAATTTTTATAAGTTTCATGTTCAACCTTTTCGCTTTCGTCATAATAAATTTTTAAGAAACCATTTTTTTCAATTAATGCGTCTTTGAAAAAATTATAAAGTAATTGAAAACCATTATTGTCTTTGTAGAAAACATGATTGAGATAAGCAGTTGCTTGTTCGGCAAGAGGTACATCTTCGCCTGTTACAGGTTCGCAACGAACTACTTTTTCGGATGCAGTAAATACTCTTAATAAATTGGGTAACAAACTTTCAACAGTGTCGGCAACATCGGTTGATACCACTTGTGATCTACCATCTATTTCTGTTCCAAGTTTGTCGCCTAAATAATATTCTAAAGATTTTCTTCTTGATTGAGAAAGATTACCTCCCAAGTAACCTAACGCATTTTCAATTTGATTTGAAAGTAAACTTCGTAATTTAGGATCTGATAATTCTATGATTTTTTTTGCCATATTAAACTATATAATTCGTATCTACTCTTATCGGTTTAGACCAGTCGGATCTTTCAACAGGTTCTACGATTGCACCATATCGAACAGAGTCGCAAAAGTGTGATGCCCAGTTGTGTAAGGGTTTGTTTCTAAAACAATTATTTTTTTCATCCCATCGTTTGCAGTACGATTTTAATGCCTCAATTAGCTTTTTGCAATTACTTTTATGAAAGTAACACTTCGGCAACATTCGTCTAACTTGCTCAATACCATCTTCTACACTAAGTTTAGGTGCGATGTCAAACTCTAACCCCATTTCTTTAGCTGTTTCCCACCTAGATTTATTCGTACCTATTTCTCTAACTCTAATATCATGGGGAGCTATATGCTTAGAATAGGTATAATTTTTTTCATCTATTACATTTAGGTAATGCTCTAATCCTTCACCTGAGTTTTCATAACAATCAATAATCCGAACTTCATCACCATGTCGTTGAGCAAAGGTTATGACAGTGCTATCGTTCATTCCTAGATCCCACCATGTTTCTACCTCCAGATCAGGCTCAATGTCGAAATCTGTAATTCTATCCTTTTGCTCTAACTCCTCTATAGCCTTGCCGAAATAAGAACCTGATATTCCAGCTTGGAATGAGCATTCAAATTCTTGAGCATAACTTTCTGCCGACATGGTTTCTTTAGCAGCATCTAATTCTTCTTGAGCTATGATTTTTGTTTCTGAGGCTTTGAACACTTTGGTAAACCAATCTTTATTTGTTTTAGCTTTCTCATGTAATTCAAAGAACCAGTTTCTTCCCATCGGTGTGCCTATAAAAATTGCGAAACCTTTTCTGTCGGATAAGCATGGTCTTAAGATGGTGTCAAAGAGGTCTGGCGAAAGGTTTTGTGTTTCATCGCATACTATCCCATCAAAATACTGACCTCTGATAGCACTAGAGTTCTCACCGCCAATAATTTGTATTCTGCTATTGTTTACCGAAAAATCTACTCTTAGTTCCGACTCATTGAATTTTGTTCCTGGTATGGCAGAGGAAAATTGTTTGAGATAATCCCATGCTGTGCTTTTACCTTGCAATCTATATGGCGAAATAAAGGCATATCTTGGATATGGTTTTGTGTTCGTCAAAGCAGCTTTGATTAAGTGGTTTATGGCGAAAACTGTTTTACCTCCTCTACGATGAACTATGACAACATTAAATCGGTTCATATCGCATTTTTTGTGCAAAAAATTTTGGATTTCTCTTGGTTTGTAAGGAATGACAATTTGTTTCATTTTAAAACAAAACCCCCCTAATGAATTGTAGTGTTTGAGTCAGGATAATCGCTAGGCAAAACAAACTGAGTTTTTAAGAACTCTGAGAAGTCGTTAGCTTCTTCCTCATCTCTAAAACCTTGAAAGTGTGTAATCACAATCGGTTTCTTAGTGGTTTTATCTTTCATAATGAAGATTACTGTTTTTAGAAATGTGTCATCCATGTGTTTATACCATACATTAATTTTTATTTAGTCGCACAAAAAAAATCGGTGTATCGGTCAAATAAAACCCCACCAATTAGAAACCAAGAACCAAAAATCAACAAATTATTACTAACGATAATTTATGACTATCAATAGTAATTGTTCCGATAATTAATCGTTATCGGAAACTGTTGTATTTTATCCACAACTGTTGCATTTTTGCCACTTCTCATGTGTATAATATGCTTTTTATGTGTGCAAGTTTTGTCAAACAAATAGACTTATCAACACTTTTAGAACATTTTATCAACATTATTTAATCTGGTTTCATCCATGAAATAGCTAAATTCTGGTCATTGTTCGACCTTATTTGCAAAGTTTCAGCAGCTTTTCCATAAGTTTTAGATGATAATTTACTAGCAGACCACTGAGAATGTGCAGTAATAATTTTATAAAGATTAACTAAATTTTGTGCAGATTTAGGATCTACGAAACCATTTTCTATTTTTTGTTCTAATTCTTTTCTTTTATCTTCAAGCTCTGACAATTTAAGATCAATAGCTAATTCTTTAGACTTAATATAAGAACTCATTAATTGGTCATCATTAATTAAATAAGTTCTGAATGCTTGCCATGAAATCGGCACATCTTCCCTACTAAATAACTCTCTAATTGTTAGACCATCTGCAATTAAAGAAAGAATGTGTGCTTTTAATTTGTCTGTTAATTTTCTTTTACGACCTGCCATAGTTTATAATAATTCTAAAGTGTGAGTCCAAGCACAGAAAGGAAAGAATAGAAATAGCTCAGACTCACAGAGTTAATTAACTTAATTGGCTAAAAACAACTAAAAGAGGGAGCTTTGTAGCCAGTTAAAGAAATAACACAAGATATGGTATATTACAAATCAAAAGGTTTCTTTTTAGGAAAATTTGTTAAAGCATCAAGTGTAATAGGATTAATCTTAATTTTGCCTTCGAACATCAATCGGTCAATCTCTTTCTGTACTGTAAAAGCACCAAACCTTTTATTGTCCACAATCCACCGCATCTGCTCCGCAGAGAGCATCCCCACTTTTAAGTCGTTTTGTATTTGTAAAACTATTTCAATCTTTTCGCCAATGGTGTAATCGTTACGATAGCTTAATTGTAAAGGTTCATTATTATAGTAATACATCAATCTTTAAACTTCTTAAATTTTTTAAATCCCTTATTACTATTGTTATTATTATTAATGTTATTACTCTTATAATGGTACCCAATTTTTGGGTAGTCTGATTGCTTAAATTTTGACACCCTGACTACCCTATTTTTGGGTAGTCTTATTAAATACTTATTTGCAGAGGATAATCTGTTAATAACTAGATAACCATTATCAATTAGTTCCTTTTTAGCCTTTTGGAGTGTATTAACAGAACATCCTAATTTTTGGCATAAATTGGAGTTTCTGAGGTTTCTGTAGTTTTCTGAAAGGCTACGAATATAGCAAAAAAGCACTTTTGCCTCATTTCCTATATTTTCATCATATATAAGCTGGTTTGGGATCATGGCGAACCCTTTTTTGACTTTTTCCATCTTCTTTTATTCCTTCCTTGCTAGACCTCTTTATATGTCAAATTTTGGGTAATCAATAAGAACATTTAGCGAACACCTATTTTTATTCACTCTTACCTTTTAATTTGCATAATAGTACAAAAGTTGTATAACTATTGAATGAAAAAAACAAATCAACAAAAGGAAAGAAACATGACTAGACTAACTAAAAAAGACAAAGCAGAACTACATGAAAGTTCTAAAAAATGGTTAAAAGAAAATATAAAAGAACAAGAAACAATCTATTATTGTGTTACCAAAGTTTCTCAAAGTGGCATGAGTAGAAACATTAAATTTATGTACCATGATGGAAAAAGATTACTTAATCTAAGTGGTTTTTTTTCAGAGTTGTGTGATTATAAATGGAATGGTGATGGTTCAATTAAAGTTCAAGGTTGTGGAATGGACATGGGTTTTCATGTTATCAGTTCAGTTGCTAGAACTTTATTTGATGATTACAAAAAATTAAAATATGAGGCTATATAATGAAAAATAAAGATTTTAATTTATTCAATCTTTTTAGCAAGACCTTCAAAGATCGTAAGATGTTTGGTTTTATTGGTTTCGATGAACTTGGATTTATGCCAAAAGTATCAAAGCCAATAAGACAGACAGAGGAAACAGTTGAATTACCAGAGGATTATTTTAATAAATTAACAAAAGGAGAGAAATGAAACCAAAAATACCAAATGAAGAATTTAGAAAATTTTTAAAAAAATTAATTATTGCTTATCAAAAATTTAATGAAGCAAGAGATTATTTAAATGATTTAGAGTTAGAATATCATTTTGATAGTTTTATAAATTCTGAGCAAATTGATGAGTCTTTAACTTTGATTGAAAAAGGTCTAGGTTGGGAGATATT